AACGTGGCGATCCCCTGTGCCAACCCGACCACCATCTCCTGATTGTTTTTGATGAACGTGGTCAGCGTACTCGCGGCGTGGCCGATGCCTTCGACCAGGAACTGGAGCGACGGGGCCAGCGCGTCACCGATCGCCAAGGCCGTGCCCTCGATCGCGGACAGGGTAATCCGCATGGCCCCGCCGAGGCCGGCGTCCATTTCCTTGGCCGTGCGGGCCGCGGTGCCTTCAGCGTTCTGAAGCTGATCGGCCAGCCCGCGGACGCCCCCGGCAGTCTGCGACAGCACGTTGGCCGACGTGATCCCCAACAGGCCGAAAGCGTCGGCCATCTTGGCTGTGCGCTCGGCCACGCCCATACTGGCCGTAGCGGTGTTGATCTCGTCCAGAATGTCGACCAGCGGCTTCAGGTTACCGGCGGCGTCGGTGTTAGTGATTCCGAAAATCTCTTGCAGTTTTTCGCCTGCCCCTGCCGAGATCACCGCCAGACGCCTCAAGGCGGTGCCAGCCTCGCTGCCCTGGATTCCGACATTGCCAAGAACACCCAAGATGGCAGCGGTGTCCTCAAGCGACATCCCTAGGCTAGATGCGACGGGGCCAGCGTACTTCAAGGCCTCGCCAAGGCTTTCCACGCTATTAAAAGTTGCGTTGGCAGTTTGGGTCAGCACGTCAGCGGCGCGGGTCGCATCTGCAGCGCCAAGGCCGAACTGCCTGAGCGTGGCCGCCATGATGCCTGCAGACAGAACTGCGTCGGTGCCGGTTGCCCGGGCGAGGTTCAAGACCGCGCCGGTCATGGCGTTGATCTCGTCCGGCTTAAAACCCGCGCGTCCCAGCTCGCCCATCAATGTGGCGACCTGAACCGCGGTAAACGAGGTAGTCGCGCCCAACTCCCGGGCTCGGTCGTTCAGCTTTTGCAGGTCTGATCCGGCCGCACCGCTGACAGCTGCGGTCAGACGGATCGCGTCATCGAACTGGGCGAACTGCCGGGTCGCCAGCGCCAGCGGGGCGGTGAGCGCCGCACCGAACCCCGTCATTCGCGTGCCTAGCCCCTGCAACTGCGAGCCGATCTTGCCGATGTGCTTGTTCAAGTCCTGAAGCGACTTGAACAGCCGGCGGGGATCGGCCCCAATCTCGACAAATACCTGCCCGCCTCTAACTCGGCTCATGACGTTTTGACCTCATGCCAGTCAGGGCCTAGTAGTTTCTGAATCTCTTCGGGCGTGGCCTGGCGGGCGGCCTTCTTCTTGGCAAACGGGTTTAGGCGGGCTGGGTCGACGGACGGCGCGTGTTTCGCCCGGTGGAGGTTGGCGGTTTGGGCGAGGAGGTTGGCGGTGTGCCACCAGTCCATTTCGAGTCGAGCGTTTCGGGCTGTAAGGAGGTTTCGGAAGGTCCACTCGCCGGGGTGGATTCCAAGGATTCCGGCACACTCCCAGATCGTGTCCCAGATCGTGCGAGCAGCTCCGCCGCCGTCGTTCCTGCCAGCTCGGCCTCCGCTTGGCTCATCACCTGGTCGGCCATTTCGCGGATTCTGGCGACCATGAGCGCGACCATCTTGCGGAGGCCCGGCGGGAAAAAATCGACTAGCTCCGACTCCAGGGCGAGCTGGGCCGCCTCGAGCGAATCGCCGCGGAGGCCGTCCAGGAACTGGTCGCGGGTCAGTTTCTTTTCGTCGGCCTGCTGCCGGCAGATCGCGTAGAGGATTTCGCCGATCTTTCCGTAGTTGTTTCGCAACACTTCCAGCGTCTTGGCGATGGTGCCGGCGTCGATCAGGTCGAACGGCACTTGGCGGGTCTGCCGTTTGACACTGCCGTCCGGCTGGTCGACGTCCTCGGTCACGTCGAGCGTGACCAAGCCGCGGACGCGATCGGCGGCGGCGACGGTCAACGCCACCATCCACGGCCGGCCCTGGTCGTCCCTGAACTCTTTCACCGCAGGCCTCCCTTGGTCATCTTGGCTTCGACCTGAAACGTCACCACGCCGTCCACGGCGGCCGTTTCACTCAGCGACGTGATCACGGCCGGGAACGACCAACCGGCGTTGCCACCCGACACTGTGACCTCCGTCCCGTTGTTCAGCGCAGTGGCTATGGCGGCCACCGACGTCGTGTCGTTGACCTCCATCGACAGCGAACCGTCCCGGCCGGTCTGGTAGACCGACACAAACCGGCTGCCGTATTCCTCGATGTCGATCGTGCGGGCGGCGCTGGAAAACGTCACGTTGCGGACGCCGACTACGGCCGTGCCGACCGTGACGGTGCCATCCTTGCCCAGAACGATCGGCACGGGATCAGCCCTCCCGTGCGGTGACGGTGTAGGTCACCGCTCCGTCGATCGAGATGTTCTCGGTGACGCCCATGACGAGGAAGCTCGAGGTGGGCGTGTTGGTGTTGAGCGCCGTGATCAGGCCCGTGGGGCTGTGGCACTCGATCTCCCACAACTTGCTGGTCAGGCCAGACTTGTAAGCCCGAAAGCCGGGGTTGCCGGAGGTGCCGCCCGCGTTGGTGCGGTTGGTGACGTCGACGATCTCCACCTCTTCGGTGTAGGTCGCCGAAATGATTTGGCTGCCGAACGGAGGGGCGGAACCGTCCTTGCCAAGCGTAATGGCCATGCGTGCGGGTCTCCCTGATTAGGACTGCGAATGATTGCGGCTGGCCGAGACGGTGAACGTCTTGATTCCGTCGATCGGGTCGGCCTCGGCCACGTTCGTCACGACGTACACGACGTTGCCGGTGGACGGCCCGCCGAGCGTGAACGTGTCGCCCACGTCCACGCCGGGGGCGTCGACGCACTCAACCTCGACCGTCTGCTCGATCATGGCCTTCCGAAACTTGCGGCTGGCGTCACCCAGCTTCGTGACGTCAACCTCCGCGGCGGAGTTGTTGACGGTGACGGTGCGGGCGTTGCTGATGCCCGTGATCGTTACGTCTTTGCCGAGCGTGACTGACATAGTGGTTCAGTGCTCCCGTGGGCGGTTGTTCGCTCACGGTAGCCCCGCCCGGGGGCAGGCCCGCAGGGGGTCTGGCGTCACGGGCCGGAGACAAAGTTTTGGAAGGTCTTGGGAATCTTGGGTCGGACCTTGTCGAGGCCCTTGGCCATGTAGCGGCCCGGCTTGACCTTGCCTCTCTCCGTCTTGAACACGCCGGCCTTGGTCCGCTTGCCGGTCTGGGTGTCTCTCCTCATGACGACGTAGGCCTCGCCGCCGGTTCCCTTTAGGAACCTGCCCTTGGCGTCACGGCCGCCCCGCCGGCTGCCGCGTCCCATGCCCTGCGGGATCGCGTGGCCGCCCTTAAGTTTCTCGACCGGCGACCGCGACAAGTAGCGGTAGGCGACTGTCCGGCTACCGCCGAACTCCTGAATCCTGTTGAGCCACACCGTGCGCTCAGCCGGGCCGATCACAACCGACCCTTTTCGGTCGTCGCGCTCGTATCGAACACTGCCCCGCAAAAACCCATTGGCAGCCCGGCCCCGGCCGGTCTTCCAACTAGTGACCCGGCCGGCGGTCGGTGGCCGAAAAACGACCTCGAGCACTGGAATTCCGTTTTGTTCGCCGACCCGTCGCCACTCCGGCTTTTTCTTGGGCTGCTTGTTCAAAAACTGCTTTTTAGCCGACTGCATCGTGAACGAGCCGATCCGGTCTAGGCTCTTGTTTCGCCCAGCCTGGTAGCGTTTCTTGACGTGGGCCGTGTTGATCTTGGCCCGCACCTTGACCGTCGTTCGCATGGCTGCCTCCTACGTCCGGTGGACGCGATAGGTGGCCGTGATCACGGCCCGCCAAACGTTGCGCTCCTGGAGCCCCTCGTCGGGGTTCAGCGAGACCTCGACTTCCATCGGGCTCGTCACGCCGCTCGGCCAGGTGACCGCCTCGTCCCAGTCGTGCTGGCGGATCGCGTCCACCATTTCCTCCGCCAAGGCCAGCGTGTCGTCGGCTAGGGCCTCGGTCGGGGCGTGGCGGCCGACGAACACGATGATCGCGTAGTCGTACTGCCAATGGACGCGGTCGGCCCGGGTGGTCTCGATCGCCCCGGGCATGACCGCCACCACGGGGTCGTCCATGTCCTCGATGTCGTAGCTGGGCCAGTTCTGCCGCACGACCGAGGGCGTCACGGCGGTGAACGTGTAGGCGTCCAGGCTGTCGGCCAGGGCGTCGGCGATCTCGCGGGCGGTGCTCACGCTAGGCCTCCACCAACCGCCGCATGGCCTCCAGATTGGCCCGCAGGCGGTCGTCTAGCGGTGATCGTGCCACGGCGTCCTCGGCCAACTGGAGGGCCTGTGGACGCAGCCCCAACTCCCAGGCCGCCATGGCGGCGATGTCGGCCGCCCGGCATTTGGCGTTGGGATCAGTGGCGTGGGTCGGCTCGCCGTCCGCCTGGAGGGCGACCTGGGCAAACGCCAGCGTCTCGCGCCACTCCCGCCGCTTGCAGTGGGCCTGCGCCAAATGCTCCCAGGCGTCCGGCTCCCAGGTCGCCTCGCGGGCGGCCCGGTGGAGGTGCAGTTCTTCACCCGTGACCCTGGCGAGCGCCCGCAGGGCGTAGGCCCGCTCGGTGACGCTGCCATCCGGCATCCGTAGGTATGCGGCCCACTGGGCGGCCGCCTCGGGCAGGTTTTGGTAGTCGCACTCGCGGGCCAGATACCACCGCGCCCGGGCATCGTGCGGGGCCTCGGCCACCGCCACGCGGAGCAGCTCGAGGTCCGTGGCGTGCCGCTTGCCGTGGTCGCGGTGGTGGTGGATTTCCAGCCCCTCGGCCACCCGGATTCGTCGGTCCCCCTTCCAGCAGACCAGCCCCTCGTGGGTCGCCCCGGTCCACCGGAAGCCGGCCCGGGCGTGGACCCGGTCGCAGTAGAAGACGAGGCCCGGCCGGCCGTCGGGTGCCCACGACCAAACGTACCGATACCGCAGGTTGTTGGTGCCGTCGACCCACGCCCGCTCGACAGCCTCCCGCCAGCCGGGCTGGAGCCGCTCGTCGAGGTCCAAACGGATCGCCACGTCGACGTCCGGCGGCAGGTGGTGGAGCGACAGGTTGTGGGCCTCGTCCCACCGCCACGGGCAGACGTAGCCGGTGGCCACGGTCACGCCGGCCAAGGTCAGCCGCTGGACGGTGCCGTCGGTGCTGCCGGTGTCGGTCACCACCCGCACGTCCGCGTCCTGGCACGACTCGGCCCACGGGATCGCGTGCTTTTCCTCGTTCTTCGCCAGCGCGTAAACGCCGATTTTCACGCCCGCCTCCAGACGATCAGGGTCTCCCCGGCCGTGCCACCGCAGAACTCGCAGCCCGGCCGGCACCGGGCCTTGCCGATGTGGACGCCCGTCGGCACGGCCTCCCACGCGAGGCCCTCCGGGGCGGTGATCCGGTCCGCGAGCAGCTCGGGCCGGCAGTCGATGTCGATGTCTTCGATGACGTACACGCCGCCCGGGGCCAACAGCGGCAGCAGCGTCTCGGCGGTCACGATCTGATGGGCCTCGAGGTGCGACCCGTCGTCGATGATCAGGTCGAACGGCCCGCCCCCAGCCGCGGCCACGGCCGCCTGGAGCGACTGCCGGACGCCCTGGTCGGCCTGGTAGCACCGGATCCGCCCGGCCGCGAACAGGACGTCCGGCCGAATGTCGAGGCCGATCACCTCGGCGGCCGGGAAATACTCCTCCCACATTCGGAGCGACGAGCCAGCGTTCACGCCCACCTCAAGCACCCGCCGCACTGACTCGCGGCGATCGCCGAACATGGCGTGGTACGCGGGCGTGTAGTTGTGGCAGGTGTCACCGGGAACGCCGCCGTACACGGTGGACGTGCCACCCTTGTCGGTCATGTGCTTGTCGGCCAGGTCGCAGAGTAGCGTCACGGGAGCCCCCGGTAGTTGGTGAACTGGGTCTGGTCATGGTTGGCCGGATACCACCGCACGGGCAGGGCATCCAGCAGCTCGACGTAGGCCATGGTGTTCATGTCCCACGACAGCCGGCCGGTGAGCCTGGCCCGCAGGCTGGCCACGGTCTCGACAGCGTCGAACAGCGGGGCGGCCAGCTGCCGGGGGCAGATCCAGCACGACCCGACAAACCGCCAGTGGGCCTCGGCGTCGTTAATCACGCCCTTGGGCCAGCAGCCGGGCAGCGTGATCGCGTCACAGGGCCGCCGCTCGAGGTCGTCCACGAACGCCCGCAGGACGTCCTCGGTGACGTTGGTCTGCTTCAGGACCGTGTATTCGATCCACGCGAACACGTCGACGTCTGGATACCACTCGGCGGCCTGCCTCATCCACCAGTAGCGTTGCAGAAGGACAATGTTCGACCGGGTCATGTCGGCGGCCGTGTGGAACCGGTCGCCCGGCGGGTGGGCACACGACGGCAGCAGGCCGGGGTTATCCGCCAGCAGCTTGTAGGCCCAGCAGTCCTCCAACCGCCAGCCAGCGTCGAAGGCGTGGAGTTTGTTGCCCAACGCTGATTTCAGCCGGCCACCCAAATCGGCACACTTGCCGGGGGTCAGGTGCTTGGCCGGGAACGGGGCGTGGACGAACCCGGTGACTGCCATCGCTCTCATGGGCTCGGGCCTCCGTAGCCGGTGAACAGGGTCTCGTCGTGGTCCGCGGCGTAGACCCGGAACTTGTCCCGGTGGTCGCGAAGCATGGCGGACCAGGTGTTCACCTCCCAGGTGGTCTGGCCGCTGAACTGCATTTGCAGCGTGGCGTACTTGACCGTCGTGTCGTGGAACCACTCGGCCAGGCCGGGCGGGACGACCACCACGCCCCCGGCGACGTACCATGCCGGCTTCGACCAGTCGATCAGCGGCCGATTGACCATCGGCCAGATCCCGGCGATCGTGATCCGGTCCGGCGGGGCCGCCTCGACCCGGGCGAAAAACTCGCGGATCATGCGGTCGGTGATCGGGGCCTTCAGGTGAAAGATCCCAAAGTCCACCCACACGACATGGTCGCCGGTCATGCGGGCCGCCTCGGCCAACCACGCGGTCTTCTGGTGCTGAACCACGGTATAGGCCGTCGTGTCCTTCATGGGCGACCCGGGCGGGGGCCGGCAGCCAGCCGCAAAGTCGGTCATCCAACAATGGGCCAGCCCGGCCGGGCGGACGAACGTCCGCGGCGTCGGAATCACGTCGTTGGTTGCCCCGTCGTAGAAGCAGACGGTGGGCAGGGCCAGGCCGACGAGCCGCCGGCCCAGATCGAGGTAGCGGGCGTGCGGCCGGTGGCCGGCGTTCAGCCGGACGTAACCGGTGACAAGAGTTGCCACGCTTCCTCCTCCGGCAG